CATCCTGCCGGAAGCAATCAAGGTCCTGCAGCAGAAGGCGTAAGGAGAAAGCAGCATGGAATACAACGCGAAAAACTACATGGAGCAGGGCGGCGACAAGCTGGTCATCGGCGGTACGCTGGAGATCCAGGCGGGAGCCTCGGTTACGGGGCTTCCCGCTGCCGCGGCGGACAGTCCGGGCGTCGTCGGCATAGCCGCCAACCAGGCGGCGAGTACCGCGGCCGATGCTGCGGCGCTGGTCGCCGATTTTAATACGCTACTAGCGGCGCTCAAAGCCGCGGGTATCATGGCGGCGGACGAGTAACGATATGAGCACGTTGCTGGAGAAGGTCAAAGCGAATCTGATCCTCGATCACATCGAGGACGACGAACTGTTGCAGCAGTATATCGATGCGGCGGTTTCCTACGCGGAAGGGTATCAGCATCTGACCGTCGGAACGTACGAAGCGGCAGTCATGCCGGCAACCAAAGAACAGGCCGTGATCATGCTCGTTTCCCATTTCTACGAAAGCCGGGACGGCAGCACGGGCGGATTTTTCGCCGATAACGTGCAAGCCGGACAACAGGTTTGGAATGCGGTGAACACGCTGCTCCGGCTCGATCGGGACTGGAAGGTCGGCGTATGAGCTTTGGCAAGATGAATGTACGCATCTCGATCGCAGAGGAAACGGTAACAAAGGACGCGGACGGATTCGCCACGAAAACCGACAACGTTATGGCCTCTCCCCGCGCCTATCGGGAAGGGCGGCACGGCTCCCAGAAATGGGTCAACCGTGCCGTTTTTTCTGAAGCGACCGATCTGTTCCGATTTAGGATGATCCCAGGGCTAACCGTTACGACGGAGCACGTGATCCTGTGCGACGGCGAGCGCTATGAAATCACTTCGGTCGAGGACGTAAAGGGGCGAAAAATGTATATCGAGGTGCTGGCAAAGAAGATGGAGGCGGCTCGTGGGTAGGATAACGATCAAAATGCCGACCGAGTTCATGGATCAGTTGACAAAGGCTGCGGAGAAAACGGATACCGCGATTCCGAAAGCGCTTGAAGCTGGCGGCAAGGTCGTGTTTGAAACGATGAAGGCGAACCTGCGCTCGGCAATCGGACGGGATACGAAGTACACCTCGCGTTCCACCGGCAAGCTGCTGGCGGCACTGGGCGTGTCGCCCGTCAAGCTGAATGATGAGGGCAACTATGACGTGAAGGTCGGTTTTTCGGAGGATCGCGAGGTCAGCAACGCCAAACTCGCAAACATCCTCGAATACGGCAAGCATGGCCAGCCACCGAAACCGATTCTGAAGCCGACGCGCAGATCGAGCCGGAAACCATGCATTGAAGCGATGCAGGCGGCGTTGAAAGAGGAGTTGGGCCTGAAATGAGTATGCTGCAGGAATTGAATACGATTGTTGAGAGCGCCGGCCTCCCCGTGGAGACCGGTGTTTTCTCCGGGACCGCGCCGGACGAGTATGTCGTGGTGACGCCGGGTTCGGAGCGGTTCGATCTGTTTTCGGACAATGCGCCCTGCATGAATATTGAGGAAGCGCGATTGTCGCTGTATACGAAGGGCAGCTATATCGATAAGAAAGACTTGCTCGTTCGGATGCTACTGACCGCAGGATTTACGATTACGGATCGCCGGTATATCGAACACGAGGACGATACCGGCTATTACCATTACGTCGTCGACGTGGCGAAACAATACGAACAGGAGGAAATCTGAATGGCTACTGTGGGTTTGGATCGGCTGTATTATTCCAAGATTACTGAGGATACCGCAGGAGATGAAACGTACGGAACACCGACTCAACTGGCAAAGGCGATCTCCGCTGATCTGGAAGTTGAAATCAACGAAGCATCTTTGTATGCCGACGATGCGGAAGCGGAGGTCGTGAAGGAGTTCAAGACCGGAAAGCTGACGCTTGGGATCAACGACATCGGCGCGGTGGCGGCCGGCGATCTTGTCGGCGCTGTGCTGGATGACAACGGCGTGGTGATCTCCCAGAGCGAAGGTATGGCCTCGCCGGTGGCGATCGGGTTCCGCGCTAAAAAGAGCAACGGAAAGTACAGATACTTCTGGCTTTATCGGGTTCTGTTTGGCATCCCGGCGACGAACCTTGCAACCAAGGGCGACAGCATCACGTTCAACACGCCGAAGATCGAGGGCACGCTCTACCGCCGGAACAAGATCGACGGGCAGGGAAAACATCCGTGGAAGGCCGAAGTCAACGAAGACGATACGGGCGTACTGCCGGCGACGATTACCGGATGGTACACGGAAGTGTACGAGCCGACCTTTGCGGCAGCGGAATAACGGAGGGAATCTATGGATAACGAACGCGCCGCATCTATTACGATAGCGGGGAAAGAATACCAGCTGATCCTCACGACTCGGGCCACGAAGGAGATCGCCAAACGTTACGGCGGGCTGGCGAACCTCGGAGACAAGCTCATGAAGACGGAGAACTTTGAGCTGGCGCTGGACGAACTGATCTGGCTGATCGCGCTGCTGGCGAATCAGAGCATCCTGATCCACAATTTCCAGCATCCGGAGGACAAGCGGGATCCGTTGACAGAGGAAGAAATCGAGCTGCTGACCACGCCGACGGATCTGGCCGAATACAAGGACGCGATCATGGATTCCATGCTGCGTGGCACGAAGCGCAATGTGGAAAGCGAGCCGCAGCCGGAAAAAAACGTGTCGGCCGGGTGAGCGATGAAGAAACGTTCGCCCGGTTGCTTTTTTACGGTGTAACCCTGCTGGGCCGAACAGAGCGCGAAGTCTGGCTCATGCCGCTTGGCGCTCTGCTCGATCAGTGGGAGATCTACAAGCAGTTCCATGGGCTGGCGAAAGCGAAGGCGGAATATGCGATCGATGAGATCATACCCGTCGGCATATAACCGTGGGGAACGCCTGATATGCCGACAACGGCAAAAACAACAGCAGTAGTTGAATATCGCGATTTAATTCTTGCCGATAATATGGTATGATAGGCGTAGTACATAGGAGGCAAGCGCCATGAAATACCTGTCTGTAGCAGAAACAGCAAAGCGCTGGGGCGTAGCGGAACGTACCGTGCGTAATTATTGTGCACACGAGAAAATACCGGACGCCTTTTTGACAGGAAAGACTTGGAATATCCCCGAAACGGCGCAACGACCTGACCGTATCAACAAACATCGGGAAGAACCGGTCACTCTGCTTGAATTTCTGAAAGCGGAAAAAGCGGCGCGAACTTCGGGCGGCATCTACCATAAGGTGCAGATTGAGCTTACGTATAATTCCAACCACATCGAAGGAAGCCGGCTGACCCATGATCAGACACGATTCATCTTTGAAACGAACACCATCGGCATGGATAGCGGTTCCGTCAACGTCGACGATATTGTCGAAACCTCCAACCATTTCAGATGTATCGATCTGATCATCGATCAGGCAAACGCGACGCTGAGCGAGAAGTTCATCAAGCAGCTGCATCTGATTCTAAAAAGCGGCACCAGCGATGCACGAAAAGGCTGGTTTGCAGTTGGCGCATATAAACGCCTGCCCAATGAGGTCGGCGGCAAGGAAACCGCTGCGCCGGAGGACGTTGCGCCGCAGATGCAGAAACTGATTCAAGGTTATAACGCAGTAAAAATCAAAACATTGGATGACATTCTGGATTTTCATCACCGATTCGAGTCGATTCATCCGTTTCAGGACGGAAACGGGCGCGTCGGTCGGTTGGTCTTATTCAAAGAATGCCTGAAGAACGACATCGTCCCGTTTATCATAGACGACGAATTGAAGCTGTTCTATTATCGCGGCCTGCAGGAATGGCCAAGTGAACGCGGGTATTTACGAGATACGTGCGTTGCCGCGCAGGATAAATTCAAACAGTATCTCGACTATTTTAGAATCGGCTACAAATAAACAAGCAGGCTGAAGCGTCACTTCTGCCTGCGAATGATCCTTTTGGGATCACGCTCTGATTGGCGTGAGGGTTAACTGCAACCCTAGTGGTTTAACCACCTTGAGAACCGTTTCGATGCTGGGTATCGTTTTCATCGTTTCCATGCGTGCAATAGAGGATTGCGGCAACCCGGAGAGAGAAGCAAGTTCACGCTGCGAAAGTCCCAATTCGTTACGGCGTTGGATAATAGAGGTCACGAAAGAAGCCAGTGAGTCAGCTTCTTCGACATCCGCTTTGATTTCGGCACTGTATGCCGTTGCATGTTCTTTATAGTTGTCCCAGGTTTTCATAAACTTTCACCTCCGTCTCTGGCTAGATAGTCATCGCGCTCAGAAATGGCGCGATCTATTTCCCGTTGCGGTGTTTTCTGCGATTTCTTTCTGAAATGGTGCAATAAAACAAATGTGTCATCATGGAAATAGAAGAAAAATATTCGATTGTTGCCGGGACGCAATTCCCAGATGTCTTGCACAATGTTTTTGGTAATAGTATTCGGCAATCGTGTCCCATTGTTACGAAGCAACTCAATATAGTAGACGATTTGTTTGTGTTGGATCCGTGCATCTTTGTTTGTGGAACTCTTCTTCAGTAAACCATCTAGAAAGTTCCATAATTCACTAACACCGGAAGCATCCTCGTAGAAGACAATCTGATACATACTATATCCCGCCTGCTTTTTACAATCTGATGATAGCATGAATGCTATCAAACGTCAATATACAAACGAATAATCCATGTAAATTTACACTCCTGAGCGAGTGTTTTTTGCGCACTTTTTGAAAGGAGGCGAGTACATGGCGGATGCAGATTTTGGTCTCCGTATAGGCGTGGAAGGCGAACGTGAGTTTCGGGCCGCACTGAAAAATATCAACCAGCAATTCAAAGTGCTCGGCTCCGAAATGAAGCTCGTCGAATCCCGATTCGACAAACAGGATCGCAGCGTATCCGCGCTCACATCCCGTAACGAAGTGTTGAATCGCCAGATCGCAGAACAAAAGGAAAAGATCGAGCTGCTGCGGCGCGCGCTGGAAAACGCGGCTGAATCGTTCGGCGAAAACGACCGCAGGACGCAGCAGTGGGCCGTGCAGCTGAATAACGCGGAAGCCGAGCTCAACAATATGGAGCGCGAGCTGAAAAATAATGAAAAAGCCATAGACGGCGTCGGCGACGAATTCCAGGACGCGGAGAAACAGGCGGATGGATTTGGCGATGAGGTTGAGGATGCCGCGGACCAGTCCGACCGTGCGAAGGATCGTTTTGAAAAACTCGGCAGTGTGCTCAAGGGCGTCGGCGCTGCTATGGGGTCCGTTCTGGTGGCGGCGGGTACCGTGGCATATAAGCTCGGCAAAGCGGTCGTTGAACAGTTCGGCGAACTGGAGCAGAATCTCGGCGGCTCGGAGGCCGTGTTCGGCGAGTACGCCGCTTCCATTCAAAAGACCGGCGAAGACGCATACAAGAATCTTGGTGTTTCACAAAGCGAGTATCTCGCCACCGCCAATAAGATGGGTGCACTGTTCCAGGGCGTCGGCGTCGATCAGCAGACGAGCCTGGAACTGACCGAAAAGGCCATGCAGCGCGCTGCGGATATGGCGTCCGTCATGGGTATCGATACTTCGGCTGCATTGGAAGCGGTCACCGGCGCAGCCAAGGGGAACTTCACCATGATGGACAATCTTGGCGTCGCCATGAACGCGACCAGCATTCAGGCGTACGCCGTGGCCAAAGGGTTGGACTTCACATGGAGTTCGGCGACGCAGGCGCAGAAGGCCGAAGTCGCCATGCAGATGTTCTTTGAGAACACGGAGCAGTATGCCGGCAACTTCGCACGCGAATCCTCGGAGACGATCACGGGCTCCATTGGCATGATGAAGGCGGCCGCCTCGTCATGGGTTGCCGGACTTGGCAACGCAGAGGCGGACACGCAATCGCTGACGCGGAATATGATCGACGCGTTCAAGACTGTTATGACCAACGTCACGCCGGTGTTGGAGAATATTGTAAAAGCCCTGCCGGAAGCGCTGGACGCCGTGTTCTCGGAGATTTCCACGCTGTTGCCATCGATACTGGGTACGGTAACCTCTATTTTCAAGCAGCTGCTGAATATGTTGATCCAGCTGCTGCCGGAACTGATTCCCGTCGCGGTCGACGCCGTCATGACGATCATCTGGGCGATCGTCGACAATTTGCCGCTGCTGGTGGATACGGCGGTTCAGTTGATCCTGGCGCTGGTGGACGGAATCGGACAGGCGTTACCTGAGCTGATCCCAGCGATCGTGGAAGCGGTTATCCTGATCGTTTCGTCGCTGCTGTCGAATATCGATCAAATCATCGAAGCGGGTATGTCGATCCTGTTCGGCCTGATCGAAGGGATCATTAACGCGCTGCCTGCGCTGGTCGAAGCGCTGCCGCAGCTGATCACGGCGATCGTGGAGTTCTTCATTGAAAACCTGCCGGAGATTCTGTACTTGGGCGTACAGGCAATCGGGGCGCTGATTCAGGGAATCGTCGGCGCGATCCCACAGCTTTCTTCCACCATGCCGCAGGTCGTCTCCTCGATTACAAGCGGCATCTCCAAGGCCGTTTCGTCGGTCGCCCAGATCGGCAAGAACATCGTGCAGGGCTTGTGGCAGGGCATCCAGTCCATGGGCCAGTGGATCCAGGATAAGATCGGGAGCCTGTTTCGAAGCGTTGTCGACGGCGCAAAGAGCGTGCTCGGTATTCACAGCCCGTCGACT